GTTTCAATGCTTTATTCGCTTTCGCTTTCTTAATGTGCTTTTCGTACCCTTCAACACCACTATAAGAAAACGTAAGGTCGTAGTTTTCTGGAATGTTTTTGCGGTTCGGTATTTTTGTATAATCATAGAATTGAACACCAGGAAATGCCTCAAAGATGTTAGCGTACTCTTTGCCTTTTCTAATAACGGGTATTTTTTCCCATAGTATGTCACTTGTACCATTTAATCTAATCAATGGCGTGGTGTCGGTCGCTTCCGCTTGTGCTGCTACCATTGAAACAGAATAAACCAAGTCTTTTAAAAAGTTTTCTCTATCATCAAAGAAACGTATGGTTTTATTTATACGCGCTTGCTGCACATTCGACATTGCACCGCGCCCCGCTGTATAAAGACAAGCTTTTTCGCAACCCGCTACCTTTGCCATAGGGCAGACATTACCGCGTCCAGCTTGGTTAGCTGGTGCAAGGTAGAGAATACCAGTGGTGTATCCGTATTTCTCACCTTTGCTTGTTTTGGCATCTTTACCAATAGATAAGATGTTTTTTGGCTTATAACTGTTCATTGTATTTTATCCTATTAAGTTAATTTAATACGTCAATCTCGTTGACTTGGGAAACACTATTACATATAAACAATAGCTTGTGTAAATTATTTTCATTTATTTTTATATCATCAATTTAATCAATAACTTACAGAGCAAATTAATTCTTGACAGACCATAAGGTACTCAAATCAGCGACGGTTTTTACCAGGTAATATATAGGGTCGAAATAACCCTAATGAACTTTTCCAGGAATACCCAGGAATATAACCAATAATGCACCACACTCAACCCACACCTGTCAACTTTCTCAACCGACTATCATAGTAAAGTTACCTTGTCAAGTTTATATTAGTATGCATAAACTGTGCCAAAATAAATTGGCATGAAACTTGCTAGAAGGGGACGGGGGGGCTGTATGGTGTAGCTCTAGCATATAGTACCACCCCAGATACAAAAAAAGGTAAAATTGAAAAGGGGGGAATTTTGCATATCTATCTATAAAAAACTAGCCGAGGTGAATAATACCGTAAGATATTGATATATAAATCTATTTACGTATAATTAAATATTATAAGAAAAGGAAATCTGAATAAGATGCTACCTCTAATAAGGAATTAAATATTACCCCTTGCGCAGATTCTAGGAAATTTACTAAGGTGTTAAACTAAATGTATAAGTAAATCAATACCTTAAAAATTAATGCTTGACAAACTAAATGATATATGATATAATACCACCTTTCTAAGGTATATTACCCAGTTAGGTTTAATTATTAGTAATTAGTTATTCTACTGGGAAACATTACTAAGATACATTATAAGCAATATCCTTTAAGGGGGTAGTATTGTCTGATTACTCGGAACAAAGAAAGAAAGAAGTTAAAGTCCCTAAGAAAAGAGGTAGACCACCTAAAGCATTAGTACAGTCCAAAAAGAAAGGAGCTAGACCTCCCGGTAGACCTCCGGGTGATAAGGCTATAATGGATGAGTACAAGGCTAGGCTTCTAGCGTCTCCCAAGTCTCGTAAGGTTTTAGATACTATACTAGATGCTGCACTAGATGATGAGCATAAACATCAAGCTGCTGCTTGGAAACTTCTAGTAGATAGACTTATGCCACTTTCTTCGTTTGATGCTAGTTCTGGTGGTGGAGATAAGCCTAGCATTAACATTACTATTTCGGGTGTTACTGAAGTAGAGAACGTAATTGATGGAGAAGTTATAGATGGCGACTAGTTTCGGATTAGGTGATGAACCTGTTATTATCGGTGAAGATATATATACCCAAGAGGATGTACAGAAAGCTGTAAGAGGTGCTGGTTATTTAGGTACTCCTTCGTATACACAGGAAGATGTACAAAGGGCTGTAATGGATGCTGGTTATTTAGATGCCCCTCCTGAGTTCTCACAACAAGGTGCTATAGCTCAACTAGAGGCTGACCTAATGAATGATATTATGATTAGAGACCAACTTAGGGAAGAAGAGTTGTTAGGTCAACAGAATCTAAAAACAGTTAATATAGTACCACCAGTAAGTAAAGAAATGAGTAATACTGATAAAGTTTTAAATACTATACTAAAACATGAAGGCGGTTTCCAAATAAGCTCTAAAGATAAAGGAAACTATAATAGTGCAGGAGATTTAGTAGGAACTAATTTTGGTATTTCAGCTCCCGTATATGAAGAGTATACTGGTAAAACTCCTTCGGTTTCAGATATGAAAAATATAACAGAAGATGAAGCTAGAGAAATATATAAAAAATCTTATATAACGCCTGTAACTAAAAACTTAGGTATACCACCAGAGTCTGATGTTTTTGAGCAAGTAGTTGATATGGCAGTTAATCATGGGTATCGCAACACTGTACGAATTATTCAGAGGGCAATAGGTAACATTAAAGATGATGGTAAGGCTGGACCCATTACTAAAAAAGCTATTTTAAAAGCGATAAAAGATAATCCTATTGGTTTTAACAACTCACTAGTAAACTCAAGGTCAAACTTCTACAAACAAATTGTTAATAAAAACCCAAGCCAACAAGAGTTTATAAAGGGTTGGTTAGGTAGGGCATCATCTTTTATTAAATGAGTAACGACCTCAGTATTAAACTACTTCCTTGGCAACAAGAAGTTTGGAATAGTGAAACTAGATTTAAGATAGTAGCTGCTGGTCGACGTACTGGTAAATCCAGACTAGCTGCTTGGTTACTTATCGTAAATGCTCTACAGCTAGAGAAGGGGCATGTTTTCTACGTAGCCCCTACACAAGGTCAAGCAAGAGATATTATGTGGACTACTCTATTAGAGTTAGGTCATCCAGTAATCAAGTCTAGTCATATTAACAACCTCCAGATTACATTAGTTAATGGGGCTACCATTAGCTTGAAGGGTGCAGATAGACCAGAGACTATGCGTGGTGTGTCTCTTAAGTTCTTAGTATTGGATGAATACGCTGATATGAAGCCAGCAGTGTTTGACCAAATCCTTCGTCCTGCCCTAGCTGACCAACAAGGTAGTGCTTTGTTTATCGGAACTCCTATGGGTCGTAACCACTTCTATGAGCTGTACAAACAAGCTGAATTAGGAGATGACCCTACACTAGAGGCTTGGCACTTTACTTCGTATGACAACCCCCTACTAGCAGAAGAAGAGATAGAAGCTGCTAAAAAGACTATGAGTTCTTTTGCGTTTAGGCAAGAGTTCATGGCATCGTTTGAGGCAATGGGTAGTGAAATATTTAAAGAAGATTGGGTTAAGTTTAGTGAAGAAGCTCCAGAAATTGGTGACTATTACATTGCTATTGACTTGGCTGGTTTTGCAGACGTATCTAAAGCTGCTACATCGAAAGCTAAGAAACTTGACCAAACGGCTATTAGCGTTGTTAAAGTAAATGAAGAAGGGTGGTACGTAGAAGATATTATCTACGGCAGGTGGGATATTAAAAAGACAGCAGAGAAGATATTTAGGACTGTACTAAAGTATGAACCTATCTCTGTTGGTATTGAGAAGGGGGCGTTAAAGAACGCTGTACTACCTTATCTTATGGACTTACAAAAGTCTAGGCAGAAGTTCTTTCGTGTAGAAGAACTAACACATGGTAACAAAAGAAAAATAGATAGGGTCATTTGGGGCTTACAAGGTAGGTTTGAAAATGGTGCTATTACTCTCAACACTGGAGATTGGAACTCAGAGTTCCTAGATGAATTATTCCAGTTCCCTAACCCCCTAGTTCACGATGACCTTATCGACTCCCTAGCGTACATAGACCAACTAGCTAAAGTTAGTTACGCGTACGATATAGAGTATGAAGATGACTTTGAATTTATAGACCCAATAGCTGGATATTAATGTATGGATATGGAAAAAGTAATACCTTTAGACCTGCCTGATAGGGATGAACTACCTAACCTAATCCCTTTCGACCCAGAGACTATGAAACCACAAGATATAGGTTTTGGTCAACCATCTACAGAAATAATAATCTCTGAGGATTCTCCAGATGGAAAAGTATGGAATATACCTTCTCTATGGTGGAGCCCTGAAGGAGACCCTACTTATGTTTCTCCAAGGACAGCAGCAAGACTAGCGTATAAGTACGAAAAAGAAAATGAGGTCAAGTTTCCAAGGTTTCCAAAAGGGGCTTATGAAGAGGCTTCGGAAGCAGCTAAAAAAAGCTCCTCTGAAGGAGGGGCAACTAACAGAAAACTAGCCAACTAGGGTAAAGTATGGAAAATGAAGATAATCTATTGAACAACATTAACCTAGAACAGTGGGTTATGGACAAGTGTGAAGGGTGGCGTGACCACTATGACGATAACTATCGTGTATCACATGAAGAGTATTACAGATTATGGCGTGGTATTTGGTCTAAGGAAGATAGCCTAAGACAAACTGAACGCTCTCGTATTATTACACCTGCACTACAGCAAGCAGTAGAATCGTCTGTAGCTGAGGTAGAAGAGGCAACCTTTGGTAGAGGTAGCTGGTTCGATATTAAAGACGATATGCAAGACACTACAGGCTCTCAAGACGTAGAGTTTTTAAAGAATCAACTTTCTGAAGATATGACTTTTGCCAAAGCAAGAACTTGTATTTCAGAATGTCTTCTTAACGCTGCTGTATACGGTACAGGTATTGGTGAAATCTATATAGAAGAAACCAAAGAAAACATACCAGCTATGCAACCTACACCAGATGGTCAAATGCAAGCTGTAGGTGTCATAGAGCGTGATAGGTTCTTAGTTAAGCTACGCCCTATTATGCCTCAGAACTTCCTTATCGACCCGCTAGCTACATCTATCGAAGAAGCTCTAGGTTGTGCAGTAGATATGTACGTACCACTACATCAAGTAGAGATAGATATTGAAAAAGGTGTCTATCGTGACGTAGATGTAGAGACTGTTGCAGCAGATGATGACCTAGAAGCTGACCAAGATATTACAATAAACGTAGATGATAGGGTTCGCCTTACTCGCTACTACGGATTAGTTCCTAAAGCCCTGTTCGATGAGGCAGAAGGTGAAGAACTAGAAGAAGATGAGATTGCTGTAGCGTTAGGTGAAGAACAAGAACAAGAATCTGGCTATATTGAGGCTATGGTAGTAATTGCTAACGGAGATACCCTACTTAAAGTAGTAGCTAACCCGTTTATGATGCAAGATAGACCTATTGTAGCGTTCAAATGGGATGCAGTACCTAGTAAATTCTGGGGTCGTGGTATCTGTGAGAAGGGTTATAACAGTCAAAAAGCCCTAGATACAGAGCTACGTGCGCGTATAGACGCTCTTGCACTTACTGTACACCCTATGATGGCAGTAGATGCTAGTCGTATGCCTAGAGGCTCTCAGTTTGAGATACGCCCGGGTAAAACTTTGCTTACTAACGGTAATCCAGCAGAGATATTACAACCATTTAAGTTTGGTGCTGTAGATAACATTACCTTTACACAAGGCGCACAGCTACAAAACATGGTACAGCAAGCTACAGGTGCAGTAGATACTGTTGGTATGCAGAACGCTATGAATGGTGAAGCAACTGCTGCTGGTATTTCTATGTCGTTAGGTGCGATTATCAAGAGGCATAAGCGTACGTTACTTAACTTCCAAGATAACTTCCTAATTCCCTTCGTTACTAAAGCTGCACATCGCTATATGCAGTTTGACCCACAGCTTTACAAAGCACAAGACCATAAGTTTGTAGCTTCTAGTTCTCTCGGCATCATTGCTCGTGAGTATGAAGTCACACAGCTAGTACAGCTTTTACAAACTATGCCTCCTGAAAGTCCTATGTACAGCTTCCTAGTTCAATCTATTGTTGAGTCTATGAATCTTACTAAACGGGAACAAATCCTTGCAGGTATCGAGCAAGCTAATCAGCCAAACCCACAAGCACAACAAGAAGAGGTTATTCGTAAGCAGTTTGAGCTTGAGATTGCCAAGGCTAACTTGCAACAAATCCAACTACAAAATGCAGAGATACAAAGTCGAGTTCAACAAAACAATGTTGAGACACAGCTACTACCTGTGGCAGAAGAGACTGACCGTATTGAAGCTATTGCTAAGACCCTACCACCTGATGAGTTTGCACAAGCTGTCAAGATGGCAGAGCTTAGCTTAAAACAGCAAGAGTTAAAAGTAAAAGAAGATATTGTAGAAATGCAAATGAGGAGACCTAATGGTAACTAAGCAAGAACTTGATGGGGTGCTGATAGAAATCAACAACATCCTGAAAGCAATAGATAAACGTATTACAGATTTAGAAAAGGCTTATACACCTAAGCCAGCAACAACTAGAAAGACTACAACTAAAAAATAAACATAACCACACATACACCTATTGGGAGAATGTATGACACCAGAAAATGTAAAACATTACGAGAACTACTTTGACTTATTTAACACAGATGGCTGGTCACAGCTTATGGAGCAAGTTCAAGTAGATAAGGATAACTTCCAGATTGAAGCTATTGCAGATGAAAAGACTTTGTATCAAACACAAGGACAACTTTACGTCTTAAATACTTTAATCAACATGGAAGATATGGTCAGGGCAGCGTACGACTCTATTCTAATTAGCGAGAGGGAAGCCGTTAATGGCGAATAGAATCTATGACTTTAAATGCTCAAACGGACATATTACTGAACGCTTTATAGGCTCTGAAACACAGACTATAGAGTGTCCTGAATGTGACCAAGATGCAAAGCGGGTAATTTCTAAATGTTCTTTTGTATTAGATGCTGTATCTGGAGACTATCCTGGAGCAACTATGAAGTGGGCAAGAGAACATTCGAAAGCCGCTAAGAAATAATCTTTTAATTTTCCACAATACTTATTTAAGAGTACGGAGTTTATAATATAATGGCAACAATACTAGATACACCAGAGGAATTTAACGAAGAAAATCTACAAGAAGGCGAAGAGCTTTCTACGTTTGAAGAGCAAGAATCCGTAGAGGACAACCTTGAACAAGAACAAGTAGCAGAAGAACAACCTAAAGAAGAGTATATTCTACCAGATAAATATAAAGATAAGTCTGTAGCAGAAATTGTACAGATGCACCAAGAAGCTGAAAAGCTAGTTGGTAGACAAGGCTCAGAAGTAGGAGAACTTCGTAAGGTTGTAGACGACTTTATTAAAGCAAACCTCGACAACAATACCCACGAAAAACAAGCTGAGGTTGAAGAGATTGATTTCTTTGAAAAACCTAAAGAAGCTATTGCACAATCTATATCATCTAATTCTGATATTCAAGAAATTAAACAGATGAAGATAGACATGGCTCGTAGAGATGCTATGAATAGGTTGGAGCAAGCGCACCCTAACTTTATGGAGACTGCTAAGTCAGAGGGCTTCATAGAATGGGTTAAGGCTTCTAAAGTACGGACAGAACTTTTACAACGAGCTGACAGTAACTTTGATTTTGATGCAGCAGATGAGCTTCTTTCTACTTGGAAAGAACGAACTCAGGCATCTACAAAGGCACAGGAAGTTGTTGAAAAAGATAGAGGACAACAGCGTAAGGCTGCTTCTTCTGGCTCTGCTAAAGGAACTGGAGAAAGTAAATCTAAGAAAATCTATCGGCGGTCTGATATTATTAACTTAATGCAAAACAATCCTGCACGATACTTAGAATTGTCTGATGAATTAACACAGGCATATTCAGAAGGTAGGGTGCGATAATCTTAAATTTTTATATAGGTAAAATATAATGGCACTTGGTACAAATCATGTAACAAACACAACTGGCGCAACTTTCATTCCAGAGTTATGGAGTGACGAGATTGTAGCTGCTTATAAATCTAACTTAGTTCTTGCTAACTTGGTAAATAAAATGCCAATGTCTGGTAAGAAAGGTGATACTTTACATATCCCTAAACCAACTCGTGGTTCTGCTTCTGCTAAAGGTGCAGAGTCTCAAGTAACTTTGATTGCTGCTACAGAATCAGAAGTTCAAGTCAGCGTCGACAAACATTATGAATACTCTCGTTTAATCGAAGATATTACTGATGTTCAAGCTCTAGCTTCTATGCGTAAATTCTATACAGATGACGCTGGTTACGCTTTAGCTAAACAAGTTGATGATGATTTGTTTGCTTTAGGTAAATCACTAGGTAATGGTGATGGTTCTGACTGGACTCATAGCAACAGCTTCTATGTTGATGGTGCTAACGGTATTGCTGCTTATGCAGAAGATACTGTAGCTGCTACTGATATTTTCACAGATTTAGCTTTCCGTGAACTTATCAAGCAACTAGATGATAACGATACTCCAATGGAAAATCGCTTTATTGTTATTCCTCCTTCAGTTCGTCAAACTATTATGGGTATCGACCGTTACAACTCTAGCGACTTCGTAGATGGTCGTGGTGTTATGAATGGTCAAATCGGTACTTTGTACGGTATTGATGTTTACGTTAGTTCTAACTGTCCTGTAATTGAAACTGCTGCTAACAACACAGCTTCAGCTATAGATACTAAAGCTGCTATCATTGGTCATAAAGATGCAATGGTACTTGCAGAGCAAATGGGCGTACGTTCACAAACTCAATACAAGCAAGAGTACTTAAGTAACTTGTTTACTTCTGACACTCTTTATGGTACAGAGGTTTTACGACCTGAGTCTGCACTTGTTGTAGCTGTTCCAGCTTAGTAAGTTCTAACGGTATGGGGGGCTTAATTGCCCCCTGTATTTATTCTTTTTAATCTACACACAAATACAGAATATTTAGGAGACTTGCTTTGAGTATATACAGAGGTTCAGGTGGTTCAGGAGATGCTACTTCTGATGCTACCATAAATGAAGTAACAGAGTTAGTACAAGATGCTAATGAGTATAAAAATGAAGCAGCTGCTTCTGCATCTAACGCTGCAACAAGTGCTAGTAATGCTGCTACTTCTGAATCTAATGCTAGTACCTCAGAAACCAATGCAAGCTCTAGCGAAACAAATGCTGCCACCAGCGAAGCTAATGCAGCAACTTCAGAAACTAATGCAGCTACGTCTGCTACCAGTGCTTCTACTTCAGCGTCTAATGCGTCAACTTCTGCATCGGCAGCACAGACTGCACAGACAGCAGCAGAAACAGCACAAGCTAGTGCAGAGACAGCAGAGACTAATGCTAGTGCATCTGCCACATCAGCAAGCAATTCAGCAAGTACAGCAACTACACAAGCTGGTATAGCTACTACTAAAGCTAGTGAAGCATCTACCTCAGCAACTAATGCAGCAACTAGTGAAACCAATGCAGCGAATAGCGCAACAAGCGCAGCAACTTCTGCTACAAATGCAGCTAATAGTGCATCAACTGCATCAACAGCAGCAAGCAATGCTTCTACTTCAGAGTCCAATGCTAGTACAAGTGAAACAAATGCAGCAGCCTCAGCAACGTCTGCAAGCTCCTCTGCCAGCTCCGCATCCTCTAGTGCTACTAGTGCAGCAGGTAGTGCAACAACTGCCACTACAAAGGCTTCTGAGGCGGCTACAAGCGCATCTAATGCCAGCACATCAGAAACTAATGCTGCAAACTCTGCAAGCGCAGCTAGTACATCTGCTACTAATGCTAGTACATCAGAGAGTAACGCAGCTACATCAGCTACAAATGCAGCTTCTTCTGCTAGTGCAGCATCGGATAGTGCTACAGAAGCCTCCACATATGTTGCAGACCAAACAGGCAACGCAGGTAAGTTTTTACAAACAAACGGTAGTGTTGTTTCATGGCAACCTGCTGTAGAGAAAACATCTTCAACAGGCTCTGCGGTAATTCCATCAGGCACGGAAGCACAACGCGATGGTTCACCAGTTAATGGTTACTTTCGTTACAATTCAGACGCTGGTCAGTTTGAAGGCTATGCTGCTGGTGCTTGGGGCGAGATAGGCGGTGGCGGTGGTGGTGCTACAGGCGGCGGTGGCGACCAAATATTTGTTGAGAACTCACAGACAGTGACAACAGACTATACAATCCCATCAGGTAAAAGTGCGTCAAGTGCGGGACCTATTACAATAAATACAGGTGTTACAGTGACTATTTCTTCAGGTAGTGTGTGGGTGGTGTTATGAGTCAATTAAACGTAGACAGCATTAAAGACAGAACAGGTACTGACCAACCAGACATTGTAGGCGTTGCTAAAGCGTTTGTTAATTTTGATGGAACAGGCACTGTAACCATTCGCAATGGGTTTAATGTAAGCAGTATTACTGATAATGGCACAGCTAATTACACTGTTAATTTTACTAATGCTATGGTAGACGATAATTACACTGCTACATACGGAGCTAAGTATGCTACAACCACTATTGCTGGGTTGGTTTGCGAGACGACGGGTACGACAAGGGCTACGACTAGTTTAGGTATTCGAACTTCTAATTCCTCAAGTGCCGCAGCCGTAGATTTACCAGCAGTACAGGTAGCCATATTCCGCTAATCTCTAAACAAACTAAAGGAACAACAATGGACAAAAGAATTATTTACACAAACGACGAAGGTGGCGTAAGCGTTGTAGTGCCATCACCAGAATGGGCAGGTACTATGGAAGAGCTACGCGACAAAGTAGTGCCAGAAGCTAACAAGGCATCTGCTGAGATTGTTGATGTCAGCGAAGTACCTTCAGACCGTACATTCCGCAACGCATGGGTTCAGGAGTAATTGATATGATTAAAGTAGACGTAAACAAAGCCAAAGACATTACACACGAGAAACGTCGTTCTAAACGCTCTGAAGAGTTCGCGCCATTAGATGTGCAGGCAACTATCCCAGCCAAAGCAGTAGAAGCTGAAGCAGCTCGTCAAGCTATTCGTGACAAGTATGACGCTATGCAAGCTGAGATTGATGGTGCAACATCTGCTGACAAGCTGAAAGAAGTGATTGAACGCGAGGCATTGTAATGGCTGGCTCTTTAAAGTTTGACACTTGGTTGAACGATGACAGCACAGAGAATTATAAGTGTCGTGCTTGGGTGAATTTCAACGGCACAGGTACAGTGGCTATTCGTGCGTCTGGTAATGTAAGTAGTATTACAGATAATAGTACTGGTGATTACACAGTGAACTTTACTAATGCTTTAGAGGATGCTAATTATACATGTGTGGAATCATGTGGCAGTACAGGCTTGAGTAGATTTGGCTCGCCAGAGGCTTTTACAACAGTATCAGTGGATGTCAAATGCCAGAGTTCGGTATCCGTTTATGACCCAGAATTTATGTGTGTAACAATATTCCGCTAAGCCCTAAAGGAGTTAATTAAATGTCACAATTAAACATAAGCACCTTAGCCAACTTAGCAGGCAGTGAGTCTACGCCGATAGCTGACGTAGTAAATGGCAGTGCAAGAGCATGGGTGAACTTCAATGGAACAGGCACTGTAGCAATACGGGCTAGTTATAATGTAAGCTCTATCACTGATATTGGTACAGGTAATTATGCTATTAATTTTGCTAC